ACATCACCAGCGAAGAACGCGACCTCCTCCACCTCCTCATCGGCGAAGCCCTCCACCAACACCACGACACCCCCACCGAACCCCCCAAACCCAAAACCCCCCGAGCCACCGCACCCGACCTCACCCCCTGGGACGACTGGGCCAACCGCACCAGCTGGGCCGACATCCTCACCCCCCACGGCTGGCAATACGCCTGGACCGCCCCCGACGAACGCACCCATTGGACCCGACCCGGCAAAAACAAAACCGAAGGCACCAGCGCCACCACACTCGAAGACGGCCCCATGTACGCCTTCACCACCTCCACCACACTCCCCGCCGGCGAAGGCATGTCCAAGCTCTACGTCTACGCCCACTACAACCACAACAACGACCTCCAAGCCGCCAGCCGCCACCTACGCGACCAGGGCTACGGCACCGAACAAACCCACCCCGAACTACCCGCCTGGACCCCACCCGAACACACCACCCACAACCCCGAACAAGCCGACCAAGTCCTCCAACTCCGCCGCGAATACGTCCTCGAACACCTACCCGCACAAGACTGGCACGCCCTCTGGGCCGACGACACCGAAGAAGACTGGATCGTCGAACCCCTACTCCCCGCCCGCCGCCTCATCGCCCTCTACTCCGCACCCAAAGTCGGCAAAAGCCTCCTCATGCTCGAACTCGCCGCCGCCATCGCATCCGGCCGCCCCATCCTCGGCACCACCCCAACACCCCGCCGCATCCTCTACGTCGACTTCGAAAACGACCCCCGCACCGACATCCGCCAACGACTCATCAACATGGGCTACGGCCCAGCAGACCTCACCAACCTCACCCTCCTGTCCTACCCAAACCTCGCCAGCCTCGACAGCGAAAAAGGCAGCCAAGAACTCATGTCCGCCATCGAGGTCTACGGCGCCGAAGTCGTCATCATCGACACCGTCAGCCGATCCATCGCCGGCGACGAAAACGAAAACGACACCTGGCTCGACTTCTTCAGACACACCGGCCTCAAACTCAAACAAGCGGGCGTCGCCCTCATCCGCCTCGACCACTCCGGCAAAGACGAAACCAAAGGCCAACGCGGCGGATCAGCCAAATCAGGCGACGTCGACGCCGTCTGGCGCATGAGCAAAGCCAGCGACGACCTATTCGACTTAGTCTGCGAAGCCAACCGCCTCCCCATCGCCGAACGCTCCCTCACCATCCGCAGACTCGAGGAACCCCTACGCCACGAAGTAGTCGGCAACGGCTACCGCGCCAAGCGCGAGGAGCTCCTCGAAGCCATGACCAACGCCGCTCTGCCCAAAAACCCCGAACTAACCCTCAACGACATCAAAACCATGCTCCGAGCGGCCGGCGTCACCTTCGCCAACACCGCCCTCAACAAGTCCATCTGGCAGACCTACTGCGACCAGCCAGACACGTTCCAAATACGAACATTAGAGGGCGCATGAGCCACGGATTGCAGCCCCCAAAAACACACCCCCACGGATCGCCGATCCGTCGCAATCCGCGGCGATCCGCCTCATGATCCGCCGCGATCCGTCGGATTTGCCCAGTCCGATCCGCAGTTCCCCCCCCATAGGGGGGAACGCGGAACGAGGACGCACCAAACCCACCCACAAATTCACCGCCAACACCTGCCGCAAATGCGGCGCAATCACCATCACCGGAACCATTCAAGGCCTACAAACCGACCTCGAACCCCAGGTCCTCGACGACCACACCGAATACGCCGCCCTCCTCGCCGGCATCCCCACATACGATCTCTGGCCCGACCGCATCGCCCGACGCCGCCACCTCGAAAACATCCGCCACCCCGACAAAACCCACCGCCACGCCCAACACACCTGCGGCACCACCTACGGCACACAACCCAGACCCACACTCCTCAACCCGCCGCCACCCACCGACGGCCCACCACCGTTCTAGGAGACCAATTGACCACCAACTGCCAACTCCCCCACCGCGAACCCAAAACCGCAGCCAACGGCACCCTCACATGCCACGGCCACATGCGCTGGCTCACCGACAGCATCGACGACATCGTCATCACCTACGCCCTCCTCCCCCACTTCTACGAACCAGGCACCGCCGTCGACGACGGCCACCAGGTCAAAGGCAAGCGCGTAGACCCACCAGCACCAGTCCGCCTCGACGTCGTCGCCCTCCTCGACAAGCGCACCGCCTACCGCTACCCCGGCGACATCGTCCCCGTCCTGGCCATGCTCGAAGCCTGGGCCACCCTCGTCAGGGACGAACGCAACCTCGAGCCCTGCCGCCGCCCCGCCACCGTCACCTCAGAAGCCGGACTCCTCCTAGCCCACATCGAATGGATCATCACCCAGCCATTTGTCAGGGACTTCGCTGACGAGATCCGGCAGGTCAAGTCAGCGCTGCACTCCGCCATTGGCGACCATGCACCTCGACCCGTCGGCACTTGCCCTGTCGTGCATCCCGAAGACGGCGAATGTGGCGGCAAGCTCTATCAAGACAGGTACGGCGGCATGAGCGTCACGTGTCGCAAGTGCGGCGAGACCTGGGGCGAGACTGAGCTGCGACGACTAGGCTTGATGACCCAGGCCATTTGACAATGCGCGCCATCACCCTCATACTCGGTCTGGGCAAGTATGCCCTCACCCGGTTAGCCGACATCGGCTGCCGGGTTCTTGCATTCCAAGGAGAGGACATGGCGCAGACAACAACCACCCGCGCCAAAGCAAACCCCTCCCAACCCATCGTCACCGTCGAAGACATCGACGAAGCCCTCGTCTACACCTCACTCAACCCCAAGCGCGACGAACATTGGCGCCGCTGGACCGACGGCCTCCTTGACCAACGCAACCGCATCGCCCGGTCAGGCCCACGACGCGAGACAAGAGTCGTCTTCCCCGATGAATACCCCGAGGGATAAACCCCCCCGGCCCTGCCTGGACTGCGGCACGCTGACCAGAAATGCCACACGTTGCGAGCCTTGCCGCATTGCGAAGCAGCGGGCTCGGGTGCGGGGGCCGCGTCCGCATTACGCCGGCGACTACGCACGACGAGCTCGAGTAGTCAGGCAGTCCCCCGGGCCTTGCTGGATCTGCGGGCTGGACATTTTGCGACCTGGGGACATCTGGACGGCAGACCATCTGTTGCCTGGCGACCCGGCGAGCCCGTTGGCAAAGGCGCATCGGTCGTGCAACTCGAGCAGGGGGGCCACCCCCCTCCCGGTGGACTAACCCGGGACCGGGTCGGAAATCGGACAGGCACGCGATTTGTTTACCCGCCCTGTATGCACACAAATAACGCCGCAAAATTCGGCTTTGGATTTGGAGGTTATGCGGTGGCTACCCGCGGTCGACCTCCCAAGCCCGTTGAGCAGCACAAGCGCACCGGCACCTTTGACGCTTCGCGCCATAAGCGCGGCGCCCTCGTCGCGGTTGAGGCTGTGGAGATTGAGCCAGTCTTCAAGCCAGCCGCCGACCTGTTTGTGGAAATCATGCAGGCCGGGTCGGCTTGGTTCGCTAAGTCGGACTCGGTTCAGTTGGCGATGCTCCGCGAATCGCTTGAGGAGCGTGAGCGTCTGCTGCCCGTGGCTGAGTCCTCAACGGAGGCCCGCAAGCAGCTGCGCGAACTGAACCGTGAGATTGCGGACTGGTTGACGCAGCTTGGTTTCAATCCGACGGCCCGCGCCCGCCTAGGGCTGGCCGAAGTCAAGGCCGCCTCGACGCTGGAGAAGTTGCAGGCGAAGCGGTCCAAGTAAGGGAGCCACCTGCGCATGGCAGCCCAAAAGATCAAGGGATGGCCGCCGGCAATCCTGACCCCTGTGCCGGCCGCGGATATGAAGCGCGGCGACGGCCCTCTGGTTACCGAATTCATTGAGGCGTTGTGCCCACAGGTCAAGGACTCTGTGGGCGGCCGGGCTGGTGAGCCGTTGTTGCTGCGGCCTTGGCAGCGCAAACTCATGGACCACCTGTTTGCTCGTCGCAAGGATGGTCGGCTCCGGCATCGGGTAGGCGTCGTTGGTCTGCCCCGCAAGAATGGCAAGTCGGCGCTGGGCTCAGGCATCGCGCTCTATGGCCTGTTCATGGGGCCTCGAGGCGGCGAGGTCTATTCGTGTGCGGCTGACCGTGAGCAGGCCCGCATCGTGTTTGGTTCGGCGAAGCAGATGGTTGAGATGTCGCCGGAGCTGGCCGAGCAGGCGAAGTTGTATCGAGATGCTATTGAGATCCCGTCGACTGGCTCGGTTTATCGGGTGTTGTCTTCGGAGGCGTTCACCAAGGAAGGCTTGTCGCCGACGCTGGTCGTGTATGACGAGTTGCATGCGGCGCCTAATCGTGAACTGTGGGACGTGATGACGCTGGCCCAGGCGGCCCGTTACGACGCGCTCACCTTGGCAATCACTACTGCTGGCGTTAGGACGGACAGCACCGGGCAGGACTCGGTTGCTTATGGCCTGTATCAGTACGCGCAGCGGGTGGCGGCCAAGGAGGTTGAGGATGCTTCGTTTTTTGCTGCCTGGTGGCAAGCGGACTCGGATTGCGACCACCGCGACCCGAAGAATTGGCAACTCGCCAATCCTGGTTTTGGTGACATCCAAGATCCTGAAGATTTTGAGTCGTCGGTAAAGCGGACACCGGAGTCGGAGTTCCGCACGAAGCGGACCAACGTGTTTGTGTCCAGTCAGCAGGCTTGGTTGCCTCACGGTGTCTGGGAGCAGCTGCCTGAGATGGCGCCCGTGGATGACGCGACACCGGTGGTCCTCGGGTTTGATGGTTCGTTTTCGGGTGATACGACGGCGATTGTTGGCGTGACGATTGAGGACATTCCCCGCGTTTGGTTGGTCGATTTGTGGGAGAAGCAGCCCGGCGACCGTGATGACTGGCGGGTGGACATTGGCGGGGTTGAGGCGCGGATCTTGGAGACGTGCGGCCGGCTCAATGTTGTTGAGGTGGCGTGCGACCCGTACCGCTGGCAGC